GTGTGTGTATACTGGGGCGGTATTGAGCGAGGCGGTACTCGCCATCTCTCCTAATTTATACTTTAAGCCCATACAAATAAAGACTATAATTGCATATACCGCCCCGATAACGACGTGACTCATAGCAAAAGACAGGCGGTATTCGCTATCAAGAGTCACATGCAACAATCAAGAGTCACGTGCAAGATAAGTGACAGATTAAGAGAAGATAAGATTATAATGCGGTAAAAAACAGCCTTGATTAACGGATCTAGCCTAGTATATAAAGCCATACAAGCTCAGTTTATATAAATAAGTTTGTTTGGTTAACATGGCATTCAACGCTCTCAACCGTCCTTCAAAGTGGTCAATCACTCTACTCAACGAGGATTGTGAAATTACTCCCGACGATCTTCGTGTATTGGTTGCTACCTTAACTGGATTGGATATTCGCGCAGTACCTGGTGAGGAAAATCCTGTTATTGTAAAGAAGAATGGAATCGAAGTCAAATTTCCGTATACTATCAAACGAGATAATCTCAAAGCCAAGCTCGCTGATATCGAACATCTCATCTCCCTCAACGTCCTTAATTCCTCGCTCACTTCAGAAGAGCGCGAAAAGGCTGACGATCTCCTCTCTAGAATCAGGAAACGGAAAGCAGCAGATGAAGTCGAAGCTGGCTCAAGTGCAAAGAGCTCTAAGATTCTGTAGAGATTATAATATTGTTAAATATTATCAGTTTATGGATATACCACCTGAAGAATACAGAGAATTACGTACGCATTGCTCTAAAGATGTATTAGAAACTGCTGCAGATATCAACTACCAAGAGTATTACTACGAAGAAGTTAATAATAGGTTACAAGTATTCCTAAGTTATGGTGATGGTTCTTGGGGTGAAGAAGAAGAAGAAATAGTAATGTTATTTAAGCATAATAATGTAGATATAAGTAAGTTTTGTGAGGCATTATATTCTATTTTTACTATGTCTGATTATAGAAAGAACTGTATCTTTTTAAATGGTAATATAAAGACTGGTAAAACTCTTATGATGCGTCTCATAACTGGTAATTTTAAGTGTGTTGGTAAAGGTTGTAATAATGGGGTTAATTCTGAATTTTATTATCAAAAATTTATTGGTAGATCTATTTGTGTATTAGAGGAGCCATTCTTGGATCCTCAAACTTTAGAAGATTTCAAGTCTATATTTGGTGGTGAAGGGTTTGATATATCATGTAAATTTCATAATCCACAAACTTTAAATAGAACACCCTTTATAATAACAAGTAATTTTTCTTTGTTATCTAGAGGCCACGCCCCATCGATAAGCGAAATGGCTATAAAAGACCGATTTTATATATTTAATTTTAATAATAGTTATACTCCAAAGTGTAAACTATCTCCTAAGAATTTTGTAAACGTATATAATAAATATTATGGGTAGAGTACTTGGCTCATTAAAACGTAGTTTTGATTCTGACGTTGGTGGAAGTGGAAGTGGAAAACGCAGTAATGTGTCTGGGGGCGGTGATGAAGGTCCTATGGACGCCTCAGCGGCAAGAGCAGGAGGATCTGGAGGTGGTGGTGCAAGTAGAGGAGGTGCTTCAGCAGAGGAAAAATCTGACCAACCTATTTACAAGCCAATCGAGTGGAAAGCAAGTTTCACTATCCCCTTCAATTATACTACATGGGAAGAAATTGGAACAGAACTTTTCTGTATCCCAACTCAACACTCTTTAAGTGCATATTTTACTAATAGATTACGATTTTTAGAACCATATTTATCTGATGTTAGATTCAGTAGATTTGATATTGAAACAGGACCAGTTAGAATTAGCAATTTTATAGTATTATCAGATAATTTAACTACTGGTAATTCTATTAATGAAGTAAGCTCCTTTGTACAAAACTCTAAGATAGTTATGTGGGAGCCTGAAGATTCTTTTACTGGATGGGGATATCGCTTATATGAAGAAAGTGCTGATGGAGGTTTAACTCCTATTGGTATACCATATGAAAATTTATGTTCAAGACAAAATCATGGTCAACTTAAACAATTAGTACCATTAACTAGAAATGCTGGAGCCGATAGTATGACTGAAAGTTTTGAAAATGTAGTAATTATACCATGTCAAGAAAGAGATGTTGGAAATTCTTTTACAATTGATAGAAGTCATACTAATTTCCTCACTGCTGGAAGTGCAGAAGCTGTTAATCGTCAAACTACTACTACAGGAAATACAGGATATTTGTATATAAAAGAAGTTACAGGCAGTGGAGTTCAACCTATTGTAGATCAACTTGCTGCTACTAATATGAAGGATTCTAATAATGTTAATAACAAATGGATTAGAGAGCATTCAGGATTAAAAATAATCGATAGAGATGATGTATTGTCTATTGGAACTCCCCAATATCATTCTTATTTAAACAGTGCAGCTTCTAATAATTTAGCTTCTGCTGGAAAATGGTTATTTAAACCATTTTATAGATTTGATGGTACTTTAATGAATCCTAATACTAGTACAGCTCCTGGTGTTGTTATTGGAAGAGACGCTCGAGGAGAATATAGAGAAGCATTAATTTATGCTCCACATGCAAGATATAGTGAACCAGAAAAGCGATCAGATTGCGGACAATCAAGAGATTGGATTCAAAGAGCTTGGTCTAGAGCCCCATCTAATAAGCATACATTTTTATCTATGATTCCTATTCGTAAGAGTGATGGTTCTTTAATGAAAATAAGAGCTAATTGTAAAGTGGAGCAATACATTAATATTACTTTCCACTATAAGTCAGAGAATATTCAAGGAAATGTTACTCAAGATATTAATCAAGGAGAAGATGTTTATAGGTCACCACCAATGCGTCAAATTAGTGCTAGAATTAATCCAGGAGGAAGTCCTACGGGAGGCTTGTTGGTTTTCAATAAATAAATGTATTAAAATTTATAAATGTTTTATTCAATTACAACATCATCCATATAATTAGAATACAATTCACCCTTATAACCAAATGGTAAAGTAGTTACTTTATCAGTATAAGTAATACGCTTATTATCTTTTGTAGATAATGCAAGTTTCTTAGATACAGTACTAGTTAATACATTTTTAGTAGCTCTAATTTGTGCTATATTAACAGTTAAATCTTTCATCTCAAATAATACATTTCTAAAATCATTTACATTCATAGGATTATTATCATCTTTTAAGGCATTCTTAGGAATACCTTTATGTTTTAAAATATCTCTATCGTTAGCTATACTGTAAGCGTATTGCTTAGCTCTTAAACCGATAAATTCAGTTATTGTTTTATATTTTGTATCATCTGACCACAACCCTGGAGTTTTAGTAGCAGAACCAAAAGAGCCATCCTTATTAATAGGTATATCTAATTTTGAAGCTAGAGAAGTTGTTAATAAATATTTATATGGATGAACACCATTAAATCCCTTAAACTTAAATATTACAGAATCAGTATCTGTATATAACATAGTCGCAGTAGAGCCTTCTGGTATAACATCAAATAATTCATATATAAATTCATATATCATAAGCTTAGCTAACTCAAGAATAGTAAAACCAATTTGAATAGGTTTATCTAGTAAATATCTAGTTACACATTCTTCATATAAAATGCAATTACCTAAAGTAATATGAGATTTAGCTTTTGACATACATTTATTTTCCCTATCACCACTATTAACATTAGTAACAGAAAATATTTTATATTTAAATACATTCTCACAAGTTTTACCAAACAAAGCATTATTCTTTAGCTTATAATAGTCCTTAGTACCAGGGTCAGTAGAGCTATTTCTTTTTTGAATATTAGTTTCAACGTAATCTTTTATAATATATTCCTGTTTAAACTTGTAAACATAATGTATCTTATCACATACTAATCCTTTTGATAAATAATATTTAAATACTTTGGAATGAATAAGCATATCTTTCTTATCTAGAAAAGTAGTACACAATTTATTATTATATTGATGAGGCATTAAAGGCATTGATAAATGCGCAGGTAAATCATGTAGATATTCCGGATAAGAAAAATCCCCCTTTATAAAATAACAAAAATTATCATCGGAATCATAATTATCAGGCAGTGCATCTAAAGTACCTAAATATTTATTAGCAAGTTTTTGTTTCATACAGTATGAATACATTGTATTAACATCCAAATAAACTATAGTTTCATCTACATCTTCAATATTAGCATATTTAGTAACAACTTGTGTTACACCACCCCGTATATTGCGCGATACATCAAGATAAACATTTTTATCTGGAATTACATGCATATCTAAAGAATTTTCATACATACGTGCTAAATAAAACGTAAGCCCTGGTGCTCCATCAAAATAAACTGGATCTATCTTATCTTCATTTACAGTGGTATCCCTAAAGGCCTCAAATACTTCAAGTAATAACCAAACATCTAATTCATTATATAATAATACATAATCATGGAATATTTGCATATTATTATCAATCCAAATTTGATTAGCCTTTTTAATAATTTCTTCAGTTCCCTTTTTATTAGTTAATCTACTGTCCCAATCAGCAGGATCTTGAGGAACTTCTATTTCTTCTAGTTTATTAAAATCATCAAACCATTCATAAGGAAATTCTCCCTTGCCCGAATTAAATGCTTCTTTAAATTTATCTGGAGTATATTTTAAAGTAGTTAATTTATTAGCTAAACTTGCTAATGACTCTGGTAAAAAGTTAAAAGTATCTTTAAAGGTTATTCTTATAAAGTCAGATAATATATCTTTATGTGTAATAACATCCATTTTGTTAATAGATTTACCTCTACAAGTATTATGTTTTGAATCTTTATTTAATAATTGTTCAAGTAATATATGATGATCATATCCCTTAAAGTTATGGAAATAAACAATAAATGTATTATTATGTGCAAGAAAACAAGATCTACAATAATATCCAAATATACCTAATCCATAATGTCTAGCATAATAATATTTACCCTTTTTATTCTTATTACAAGCTAAACATTTAAACCTTTCACCAGCTTCATCTATTAAATTAGCTTCTTTCCCATAATCATTAGTTTGAAACTTTTTTATAATACTATATAAATCAGTTAAAAACATTTCTATTATATTATCAAATTTAATTATTTCTCCATCTTCATTAAAAACTTCATCTTCTAAATTTAATACACTCTTAGTAAATATAAAGTTTTCAGCTGGAGGATCTCCAGCAATAATAGGAATTAAAGAATAACTAGCTGGTTTATGAATATTATTATCTATTATAGCTTCAAAATCAGCATAAGCAACTAAGCAATGTTTAGTATTAGGATAAATTATTTTAGGTTTGCTAATAGGAGAAATTAACCCTTTATCCTTTTCATTATCTTTTATATCATCTATACATATTATTTCTCCAGTTATATTACAAGCATTAGGAATATGAAATTTTTTACATAATGTACAAAATACTCTATTTTGATTAGTTTTATTTTCATTTAGAAATGCTCTTATACTACGTATTAAATGTAAATTATCTCCCTTCTTTAACATATGAATAGGAACTTCATCAACTTCTCCTAATATCTTAGCATAGATTGGTATTCCAGTTATACTCCATATTATAATATTAAATTCATTTAACTCGGCGTGTATAGCAGGTATAGTACTAACATTAACAGCTAATTCGGCATACCTTTCAAATCCTCTTTGTTTTATAAATTCTTCAATTACTTCCAGAGGGTAAGTAGATTTCACTTTTCCAGACTTGGTATATCCAGGTTCAGTAAAATGTTGAGCAATGACTCCAATGAAATTTCTTCTTATACTACTAGATAAATTCAGTTCAATAGGTGCAGGGGTTCCATCTCGATAATCTTGAGTATTTCTTGATGTTGGAACAGCTATGTTGTTTGGGGAATAAGGTACGATGTTGACCCAGTAGGATAGGATGACTTGGAGCGAAAATCCACTTCCAGAGTATTTGCTGAAACTACTCTTCTCCGGATCCAGATAGTCTTCAATGAAGTTATCAATTTGTACATCAATAGGTATAATACCATCAGAGTGAATATTAAACACATCAGGAGTGGTATGTATAATTTTTCGTTCATCATCTTTTAAAAAAGATCCAGCAACATGAAATGAAACAGAAAGTTGTCCAATAGGTGTATTATCCAATACCTTTTCCAAGAAACTGGCAAGTTCGTCTTTGCTGGTGGAGTAATAGTACCCCGGAGTTGCTGGCGTATCTTCAGTAATCTTCACTAAAGGCATCTTGAAGTTACAGAATGGCTTTCTTATCATAGGCTGCTTTAGCTTATATAGGCATGTTTTGTCGCATTATAATCTTATCTTCTCTTAATCTGTCACTTATCTTGCACGTGACTCTTGATTGTTGCATGTGACTCTTGATAGCGAATACCGCCTGTCTTTTGCTATGAGTCACGTCGTTATCGGGGCGGTATATGCAATTATAGTCTTTATTTGTATGGGCTTAAAGTATAAATTAGGAGAGATGGCGAGTACCGCCTCGCTCAATACCGCCCCAGTATACACACAC